AAAGCTTTCTTCCTCTGACATTGTGCAATTATCAACAACGGGCGATCCCGTCGAAACATCTGCCGTAGAAAGAATGTGGGTTTGATTTATAGCGGCGTTCGCAACAGTCGCCGCCCCCGTAGTTATGGCGCTTGCGGTTATGATATGATTTTGATCTATCTCCGTAGAGGCAACGCTAGGCGCACCCGTGTCAAATCCCGTTCCAAGCAATGCATGAACTTGAGTTATCCCTGCGGTTCCTACATCTGGCGCACCCGCGTCTAAATCATTACCCGCCAAAACATGCACTTGCGAGATAGATGCAGAGGCAACCGACACGGCCCCCGTGCTTATTGTTTGAGGCGCAATAACATGATCTTGATTTATGGTTGTATTTCCAACCGTAGGCGCACCCGTTGTAACATCGCTAGTTGAAAGAGGCACTGTAGGTATAAGGGCTGGCTGGCCTATAGAAACCGCGCCAGTTGTTATAGCCGTTGAGCTAAGAATATGCTCTTGAACAAGAGCAATATGAGGAACAATCGGCGCACCCGTAAACAGATTTGCAGTGTCAAAGGTTTCATCCTCTGCCATGTTCGCCGTTGGAACGTCAGGAGCGCCCGCAGTTATGCCTTGCGGTTGAAGAATTTGATTTCCAGCGATTAATGCCGAACCAAGAACAGGCGCACCCGTTGTAACATCATTAGCACCTAGAGCATGATTTTGAGAAATAGCCGTTGTCGCAACGCTAGGCGCGGCGGTTGTAATTGCTTGACCGCTCAAAACATACAAATGCGTATCTGCGGAAAATGGATGTGTACTAAATGGATTTAAAGCGTTCATGGCAAACCTCTATTTCCCGCACCATATCAAATTTAGATGTTTACGTCACCCTGATACCGACTTGTCCACATCGTCAAAGAATATTTAACACCAGACTTTAACGGATTGACCTTATGCCCGTGCGTAACTGCGCTTGGAAACAAGATGCAATGCCCCAAGGGAACATTGATATTTGAAAAATTCTGATGTGGGAATACTAATTCCGCACCCTCATAATCTTCATTAAGCTTTACACTTCCAGTAACCAAAGACGCATCAGTATGAAATCCAAGGCTGGTCTGCGTATCCATCGCATAACGCATCGTAAAAGCATCGCGCAAACCTATGTGTTCCATTGGTGTCCATTTGCTTTCCGCGATCTTTCCAAAGCGATCTTTCCACGCCGCCTCAAGCTCTCCCCATATCCCAAGCTTGTCGGCCCTAATCTCTTGCGCGGGGAACTTATCTCCCGCCATTTGGCCCCATCCACCTAGTGCCTCAGATTTTGCAATGATTTCTCTACATTGCGCCTCTGACAAAAAAGGAACGACAAGAATATCTTTTGCGACCTCATCATAACTCAAAGAATTTACTGGCGGGCTTTCAATAGCGTTTTGAATATATCCAAACTTATCAGCTAACGAATTGAACCTAGCCTTTGCATCATCGCCGCCATTTCCGTGATATATGCAGGGGCAACACATGCCGTTAGATATTTGCTGACCGTCATAGCTAACCTCATCATCGCACTGAAAGATATAGCCCTCATGGTCAAGTTTTACGTTTAAGCCATTAGCCCCAAGAAACCGCTTCTGCATCCATAGCTGATCGTCTTGGTCATTTGCTATGGTCTCGCTAAAGAAGTGATTGAGCCGTGCTACCTTTCCCATATAAACACCGCTGTTGAGATATTTATATGGCGTAGGCGTCATAGGAAACTGAGGGGCTATTGTCGGCTCAGGCCAGCAAGATTTTTCCGCTGCAAATAAAATATCGCAATCAAACCCATCAAAACGCTCTTTGATCGAATGAATGTTATCTGTAAATAAAACATCGTACCCATCAACGAAAAGAACCGTATCTGCATCAGGTAAGGTTTGAATATGGCTGCGAACAAGGTTTATCTTATGACCCCCGCCCTGCCCTTCCATCATGCCGCCGCCCCATTCGACGCCCTGTCCTAGATTTAAATACGTTATGCCGTGACGCTTGGCTGATTGCTCAAGACCCCACATTTTATTTTCATCCGTTCCAACAGTAATAATATGAGTTTGCATTGATCCACCTTCAATTTCACTTGGCCTCACTGACCGTGGTATTTGCTTAACAAGTTCTGGCTTATAAAAATAGTTAAAAGAATTTTTAAGCTTCAAGGGCAACCACTCATCGGCGGGAATAATATTTTCAGCGAACCCCTCGCATAACATGGCGGCGGTCTTTGGAGTTATGGCATAAGCGTGAGCGTTATACCAATATCCAAGGCTGTTTTCCCTATGGCCTAGCCAAACGCTATCATGAGACTTTAAAAACCCTTCAATCTCCGCGACATCAAAAGAAGAAAAAACCACATCTTCCTCAAGCACGATCCCCGCAACACCAGAAGCGGCAATCTTTTGCCACACACGAAAATGGCTCACTGAGCAGCCAAATTCCGTTTTAAGCAACCCTCGCCCTAGAAGTGGATCAACCCATGCTCTATCGGGCTTACAATCGCTCTCTGCTATTATTTGCGCCCAATCCTTCCCCCTTGCGTCGAAAGCATCGCCATGCAGAGAGATTTGATAGACTATTGCCACCTTGGGCCTTCAAACCAAGCAACAAGACTTTTTCTTGTGCCGCTTGTTATTGGCAACACCCTGTGCTGCAAATAGCTAGGGAAAACTAGAACAGTTCCCTTGAGGCGGGAAGAAGCGTCTGGCGTTTGACATTCCGCAAACTCAAAGCCCCCACCCTCATATTCACTTGGGTCTGAAAGCTGCACTGTAACGCTCAACTTCCTATCCCTCAAATCGTCACCATTCCAGTGCACATCTATGTGCCAATCGTAATGACCGCCCTTATTGGCATGATATTCTGTAAACTGAATGTCGCATATATTTTCTACTTGGCAATAAAAAGCGTTATCGTTTGCAGCCTTTACATATTTCCAAAGAATATTCTGAACGGCCTCATTCCCACTAAGCCACGCGACATCGCTTGATCGAACACTTGCGTCTGAATTATCAAAAGTTGTTGCCGCTTGCGTATCAAGCTTTGCGGCCTCTGAAAATATTAGAGATATATCTTGATCTGACAAACCGCCCGACCACATCTGCCAATTTTGACGGGTCATTATATTTCCTTTTTAATAAGCTACCCATCCAGTAGAATTGTCGGCCTGATAAGCATTCTCATCCCAATCAAAAAGGGTATCTTCCACGACTGGAACTGGAATGGGCGGCTCCCAAAGATATGTGTCTGAATTAAGTGTCCAGCTATGGTATGGCTGTGGCTCGTAAAATCCTACTCCATCATATTTCCAGCCAACACCAGCAAAGTTTTTTCGCAAAGCCTTTGTCTGGTCAGAGGATGGGTTGTTGCTGTTAGGTTCGTAATGAACGCCGCCCCTAGTATTATATGAACACTTTACCCAATCACCCGCAGATGTATCGACAAAGGTGTCAAAAAAATCTGCTTTAGCTACGATAACATTTGTTACTGTTCCATCTAATACTTTTGCATAATGACCCATTTTATTTTCCTACTAACTTACCGTGAAAGTGCCAGAGGACGTAAACTTATGATATGTGTAGCCACCAGATGAAGTTATAGTGCCGCCTGTTGCAGCAGTACCGCCAGCATATCTGATAACAACAACCCCAGAACCACCACCAGCACCAAAACCAGTTGCAACACCGATTTGACCAGACCCACCACCGCCGCCGCCGCCAGTGTTTGCAGATCCCCCAGTTGCAGCAACAACATAGCCTCTAGCCCCTGTGCCACCACCACCAGAGCCACCAGCACCACCACCGCCACTGTTACCATTTTGGCCGCCACCGCCGCCGCCAGCTACGGTTATAAAGCCATTCCAGACAAAACCTGAGCCACCAGCACCGCCATTATTGCCCGACCCATTGCTGCCAGAGCTACTTTTGCCGCCACCACCGCCAGCAGCTGTAGAGCCATTTCCTCCTGAGTTACCTTGCCCAGATGTACCAGATGCACCACTACTATATGAGCCATGCGCAGCACCGCCGCCGCCTGATCCACCAGATAAAGCCTGACCCGCAGGGGTTCCAAGAGTAGCGCCTCTACCTCCACCAGTTGCAGTGCCTAGAGCGCCCGCAGAGCTATTAGTTCCGCTTGATACAGCACCAGAGGATGCTCCACCACCACCAATAACTATAGCGGATGATCCTGATGCTAACGCACCGTTTAATTCAAGAGCGCCACCAGCGCCGCCACCGCCAGATCGGTTAATTCCTCCTGCACCGCCGCCAGCTACAACCAACACATCAACCGTTAAAAACCCTAAAGCACTCCCAATAGTTGCTTGCGTTGTGCTGTCTAAAGAAGCAATGTTCTGTAATTGCCGACTTGAGCTTATTACGTCAGTTCCTTGTATTTCAAGCATATCGACATTAACAACACCGCTGCGAACCTCTAGGCTCTCATTATTACCAGCTACTACCCGCCACTGGTTTGCAGCGTGAAACTGCATGTAGGTGTCAGTGTCACCCGTATGGTATATGGCATTAGCAAGATATATATCATTTATGTTATTTGGACCCGCTGGGCCAGTAGGTCCAGTTGGGCCTGTCGGACCAGTTGGTCCTGTGCTGCCGCCTGATCCAGTCTGTCCTTTTTGCCCCTTCTGGCCCTTAGCTCCTGTTGAGCCGCCCCCACCTGTTGGGCCTGTCGGGCCTGTCGCGCCAGTTTGTCCTTTTTGTCCCTTTTGCCCTTTTTGCCCAGTAGACCCGCCGCCGCCCGTTGGGCCTGTGTTTCCTGTTTGACCTTTCTGTCCTTTTTGCCCTGTTGGGCCTGAGCCGCCTGTTGGTCCTGTAGACCCAGTCTGGCCCTTTTGGCCCTTAGCGCCAGCTGGGCCTGTGGCTCCTGTCGGTCCTGTGTTGCCAACCTCGCCTTTTTGTCCTTTGGCCCCTGTCGGGCCTGTTGGGCCTGTAGACCCAGTATTTCCAGTTTGGCCTTTCTGTCCTTTTTGACCTTGCGGGCCTGTGTTTCCGACTTCGCCTTTTTGACCCTTAGCCCCTGTGCTTCCAGTACCGCCAGTTGATCCTGTTTGCCCAGTTGGTCCTGTAGCCCCGACTTCGCCCTTTTGTCCTTTTTGTCCGTTTGGTCCAATCGGTCCTATGCTGCCTGTCGGTCCTGTGTTTCCTACTTCACCCTTCTGACCTTTAGCGCCATTAGAGCCATTTGAACCTGATGGACCTGTGGCTCCGACTTCGCCTTTTTGGCCTTTAGCTCCTGTCGATCCAGTAGGACCAGTGCTACCCGTAGGTCCAGTATTGCCGATTTCGCCTTTCTGGCCTTTTGCTCCAGTTGGGCCTGTCGGGCCTGTTGGGCCTGTAGCGCCAATTTCGCCCTTCTGGCCTTTAGCTCCGTTAGAACCTGCCGCGCCGACTTCACCCTTTTGCCCCTTAGAACCCTGCGGCCCTGTAGGACCCGTTGATCCCTGCGGCCCTTGGAGCGCAACATTCGCAACGGTTTGCTTTTCCCATGCGCTCGCGCTTACATCATAGATTGGTATGAGATCCGTAGATGATGCGTCAGTTCCCGTAGAGAAGGCCGTGAGTGCGGTCTTTACGTTTGCCGCATCCGTTACATCCGCGCTTGCTTCAATGCCGTCTAGCTTCGTGCCATCCGCTGCAACATCACGACCGTCAACGGTTCCGCTTGCCGCAATATTTCCTGTTACACTGATGCCTGTGCTGGTGGTGGCGAGTTTGGTTGCATTGTTGTATCGAAGCTCAACCTCACCATTTGCAATAAATTGTGCTGTAACTTCATCTGTTGCAGAATTGTAAAACTGAACACGATCAGAGGCCGAAATTCTTAAATTGCCAGCGCCTTGGTCACTAATGTAACTATTCGACCCATCATGATAAATCTGTAGGTCAGAACCATTACCAAGGTTAATCTTTTTATTGTCTGGTATATTTAAATTACCGCTTGCATCAGCAATGAAAGCTTTAGAGGCGGGTTCTGAAACGAAGATATTCTTTGATCCCGCCCCCCAATTTACAGCATTTCCAGAATTAGTTGACGCTATGATAGTTGTTCGCGCTAGTGTCGGCCCCGTTGTTGAGTAGGTTCCGATGCCAATCTCAAAATCACTATCATCTGTGCAGACGTAATAGGTTGTGTTTCCATTCCCTATAGCTGCAAAGGTTTGGAACCCATTTACCGCCCCCGCAAGCGCATAATCGCTTGTGCTGGTTGTGGTTGTGGTTTCCTTGACGCGATCCGCAAATACTAAAGCCATAGCAGCCCCCTAATTGAAATTACTTATGCAGGGTCTGGGATACCTATGTCAAAAGTCGCAAGGGTAAATGTGTTTCCAGATGTAACAGCCTGAGAAGCCGTAAGAGCGCCCGTAGCAAGCAAACGACTATTGTTGGTATCTACAAGCGCATAATGCGTTGCCGTGCCTGTCGCGGTTATTGAGCCGTCTGTAATAGATGCCACCGCAACCTTACGCCCGCCACCGCTTCGATCCGCAGGTGCGCCGATTGAAAGGCTGGTTGAATTTCCTAGCGCAAAGGTAGAATTTGCCTCTGCATAGGTTGAAGCTTCCTGTGAGGTAACAAGAACTTTATTTGCTTCGGTGTCTAAAGTCGTAAGGCCATTATCAAAGACCCTGTTGTTTAAAGTAGCCATATCATAAGTCTCCTTTTTGGCGATACTGGGAACGTATCATATAAAGCGTTTTACATCAATCAGGCTTTGAGGGCCAAGAAATGCTAGTTGGAAATCCAGATTGCTCGGGAACATTCAAAAGGTCTATTCGATATTGCGTCCATTCTGCTTGCTTTTCAGACGTCAATTCTGTCCACCTGAGATTGTTTGAGGCTATGGGATCTACCTCAGAAACAAGCTTTCCATTTCTTTCCACCCTTGCGCGATCTGAAAGAACACTTACTTTTCTATCTGCATTTTCGACCCATGCACCATCAACGTAATCGTAATATTCTTCTGGCCTTACCTCAACCTCAATAGCACCCTCTGGCCTTGGATGATTTTCTAAAAACTTTTCTGACGGGATAGATATTTCAACAAAATAAGACCCATCACTTTGTACAAAAAAAGATTTCATCTTATTACCTCAATTCAGCCCATATATAAGGTGTACCACCTGTTACATAATACCAACCTCCGACTGGCACTATTGCCCCAGCGTAAGAGTTAAACGCCCCTGATGTACCAGTACCGCCCACTTGAACCCCGCCCGTTGTTCCAGTCGGCGTTGTCGATTGAGAGTTCCAAACCCAAAATGCGCCAGTTCCACTAGATGTTTCACCTACATTTACTAAAATGGGCTTTTCTGTTGTGTTTCTATAATGAACTGATGAAGATCTTCCAGAAGGGAAATCTGTCCATGTCTGGCCTATACCAATCGGAGAATTTGGACTTAGATAAACCTGCTCAAGGCTTGAGGTTTGAATTTGATAGGTAGCAAAGCCAGCACCGCCATCACCCCCAGATGCGCTAAACCTTGCGCTTGCTCCCCCAGAACCACCGCTCCCTAAAGTTATTGTCAAACGAACATCTGTATATCCATCTAGCTCAATAAAATCAGTAGCGTTGGTTCCCGCGCTACCGCCAGAACCGCCAACAGTTGAGCTTGTAAATGTTGCAGGCTGTCTACCCCCCGCGCCGCCGCCGCCAGAACCTTGAGAACCATTACCACCACTCCCAAAGCTTGCATTTGCGGCTGTACCACCAGATGCAAAGTTGCTATTTACACCCGCTTGACCGTACCAAGAATAGGTTGAAGTCGCACCAGCACCGCCTAATGCGGTAACTGATACAATAGTAGAAGTAGCCGCGCCTAAATATGAACCCGTTAGAGTGTAAACAGTATTGCCGCCATTAGATCCATTTGCTCCACCTTCTGCACCCTTGCCACCACCGCCGCCGCCTACCGCTGAAATTGATAGTGCTGTTACTGGCAGCGATGTATTAGATGGAAGCTTGCCGTTGCTATCACTTATTTGAACATTTGAAATGTTGCTTGCAACACTTACTGCAGATTGCAGCGATCCCGTACCAGACATAATCGTCGGGTTTATAAGCTTCGTTTCATTTATGTCAAAAAGAATGCCATGCTCTGTTGCGGTTCCTGAATTGGCTCCCGTTGCAAGTGCAAATTCACTTGTACCCGCTGGGTTCCCAATCCACAATCCATCTGCGGTATCGGCGTAGTTGTCTTTTCCTATTTTCCAGCCGCCGCCATCAAGATAATTAATATTATGAGCAATGGTTAATTGTTCAGCAGTGATTGAAATAGCGTCTTGGTGATTAACTATAGCTTCCGCTGCAATAACAAGAGGCGAGAAAATAGCGGGATTTTCAAACGTAGCTGCATTATCACTCCAATCTTGATCAGCATAAACCCACTTTCTTGCGCTGAATTGCGTAGGAGCGCGACCCGCTGCGTATTCTGTATCGGCGCTATTCACGAACCTTGCCCAAATGACTGCATTATCTGGGATGTCGCTCATTGCAGAAAGTAATGGATTTGCGGCCAAGAAAGCAGTGTTTAATGCGGCTTGGACTGTAGAGGTGTTATCTCTTGGATCAATATTTTCTACAATAATATCCGACCCGTTTAGCGTAACTATAAGACCGCTTTGCCCTTGTGCACCCTTTTTGCCTACGCCAATCCTATACCATTGAGAAAGCACATCAATATTACCCTCGGAAGATTGCAAAGTGCCTTCCATAAAGTAATAACCGCCTGATGTAGAAAAACCTCCCGCTACTCCAGATGGAGTATACCAACCCCAATTTTGATCATTTTCGTAGATTAAAATTCCGCTGCCGCCTGTGCTTACAGCTTGCGTTAGATCAGTGTCTAAATTTATTAGGCTTGAGAGATCACTAGCGAGTGCGCGGCCATCTTCGTCCAATCTGATATAAATAGTTGAGGGGAATGGTCCATCGCTTGCTTGGGTATCTGGATCTGACGCAGAAACACCAAAATATATTCTGCCATTTTGGTTTGGGGTGGTATCGCTTGTAGAGTTATAATAAGCATTCGATGTCATTACTGGGACACCTGTTAATCCCTGCACATCAGCCGCAACCGTTCCGCTTCCCGCTGGGGATAGCTTAGCGGCTATTTCTTGGGGTGTAGTCGTAGGAGGGTTTCCAGAAAAATCTTTCGCAAGAAGCTTATAATAATGAGTTGTGTTCTGCGTAAGCCCACTATGAACAAGGCTAGTACCCGCAGATGTTCCAATTAAAGAATATGTGCCGCTGCTTGAAGTGCTATGGTAAACTTCCATAGAAGCGAAATCAGACGGGAAGCTGTATCCCTGCCATGAAACCTCTAATTGCTTTACGCCCGCCGTTACGGTTGGGGCGCTTGGGGTTGGGGGTGCGGTTGTATCCGTTACCGCCGTTGCATTGATTGTTGCATACGCCCCAGAGTTATCGTTGACTGTAATGGCCCTGACGCGGAAATTGTAGGTTGCGCCAGCCGTGAGCGGTTCGATCTCTATGGCGTTATTTGGCGCAATCGTTGAGGAATAATTTGAAAGACTGCTCGGCTTCCACTGCACTTCATAGTGTCTAATCTGAGCGTTTGAAACTGCGTTCCACGAAAGGATCACCCGCGACATTGCGGTTCCATCTGTCTGCAATGTTGAGGCAAGGGTAGCTGCCAAACCTGATATTGCCAGCCCAGAAGTGTTATCACCAAGGCTTGTGTTATTATGCGTAATGGCTTGATATTCATCCGCGCTCACTGACCATTGATAAACGGTAGGTGAGGTTTCTTGTAGGTTCAAACTCACAGAAGGATTAGAGCCATCAAGGCCGCTCATCTTCCAACCCATTACCTTGAACTGCTTTCCTTGCTGTTGGGTTGGGTCTGTTTCTTCTGGATCTTCTATCCAGCCATATCTTTTTAACCTTAATTCTATTGTATCTCCCACTTGAACAGAAAAAGCTTTCTCAAGTGTAAATGTCGCTGTAACAGATATTTGCTCGCGGCCAACAAAAAGAACCTGTTTCGCAAGACGCTGCGCCGTTGCACTGTTAGTTGTTAATGGAAGCGTAAGATCAAGCACACTTTCTTGACCATTATCTTCTGAAAGACTTGGGATTTGCTGTTGTGGGTAATCTGTAGGGATATATCTTCCACTAGCCGACCCATCTATAAATGTTCCCTTAACTGTGTTTACCGTATCACGCCGTGAGAAGCGCGTGGAGACGCCGATGTCACTGATAATATCGTCATACCCAAAAGCGTTTGCCCCACTTACAGATGCGTCTGGTGAAGTGTACGCGCCAGCTAAAAGCCGCCACTTACCTTGACCATAAAATAAGGTTCCGTTCAGCGTTGTCATAAACGCATTTAAATTCTGTTGCGGGGTTCCCCCAGTTGTAACGGTTCCATTTATCTTGAAAGAGTTTTCCTCAACGCCAGATGTACCCGTTGAGGCGCAAGCTGCGATCGCTGTTGCGATCATATCATCGTCAATAGATGTTTGCTCTGCACCAACGCCAAAATCAGAAGTAAGATAATCCCTAATAGCAAGCGCTGGTTCGTCAGAATATTGCCATGTGGTGGGGTCATTGGTTCTGTGGGTGCTAACCCCTAGAGAATTATCGTAAGCGCTACTGGTGCTGTCTTTTCTTGGGTCATAGACCTTTTTGCCGCGAACCTTTGCGGTTATCAGTGGAGTGCCGCCTGAGAAAGTATCGGCGTCATATTCCATCCTTATATAAAGGCAAGCAATCCCCTGCCCTTTAAACGTGCTGTTTATATCCGTGGGCTTGTGGGTCAGGCTTTGAAGATCGCTATAAACATTCTGAGTTGGGGAGCCTGTAAATTTCTTAATATAAATTTTTTGGTTCCAGTTTGTTCCACCCGCGCCAGTGGTCACATAACCCTCTGAACCAGAGGCGAAACTGACGATTTCATCTTGTATATAAATATCACCGATACTGTCGACTTCATGCCCAGCTAAAATTAAAAATCTGTGCAAATATTTATTGTCAGAACTTACTTCTGCATATGTGATTAAGCCGCCTTTTCTGGTTTCTCCATAAACAAGGTCAAAATCCCCCACTGGATCAATCTGGTTTGTTAGCCCCCTAGAAGCCCCGCCTTGATTTAAACCTTTCAGTTTATCATCAAGGGCTGCGCTAAGGGCAACGGCGCTGACAGTTGCGACAACGGCAACCCCTACCGCGTAAGTGACCGCTGCGCTTGCCGTGACACCCGCTGCACTAAGAACAATCGCACCTACTACCGCCATCAGTTCAACCTTTTAGAAAAATTGTTTTCGATATGAGTATAACCCATTCTATCAAGGAGCGCATCAAATGGTTTGTGGATCTTCGTATTCACAATCAAAACAGAAACGCCATCTTCTTTAAGGAATTTCTCAGCCACCTTCAAAAGCTTCATCCCCGCTAAACCCTTTCGATATTCTGGGTGCAAAAACAAAACATCATTATAAGCAAAAATATGGTCTTTGTAGTGCATTGATCTTTGTGCAAGAACCACAAAATACCCAACTAAAACCCCATCATCACGGGCAGTAAATACCTTTAAAATACCCTGCGCTTCTGCCGCTTCGTATTGATCCCAATCAGGATTGAGTTTGATTTCGTCTTGATTGAGCGCAATTTGCTCCCAGTGAAGCTGAATGAGAGCTTGGATCTCAATATAAACAGAAGATAAAAATTCCTGTTGGTATTTCATTCAACACCTTTGCCCCAATCTATTTTCTTGTCCTGCAAATCTTCAACAAAAGAAAAAAACGTATCACCAGAATAAAGGTTTGAATGACTTTCTTGAGTGTATCTAAATGGCCTTGTTCGCTGCAAATCAATAAGCTTGCTTTCAAGCTTGGCTTGGATCGTAGATGTTTCTGGGCCATCTTGGATTAAAAGCTGATCCATATAGCCCTCAAACATATTAGTCAGGTTCGCGTTTCCCTGCACCCCAAAATAAACATACGCTGAGCGCCCGTGATATTCGTGATCAAGCGCCGCAGTTACTATTGAGGTAGGGATACCTGATAAGGTCAAACTGATGCCTGTGGCCTTTAAATCAGCTACCTCCTCAAGACCCGATATTTGCAACAATTCTCCAGTTCCAAAATAGGTTTGAGTGTTGAGGGTTGTGGTTCCCACCCCCGTCCAAAACCGAAGGGGCGCGGCGGCGCTTGTGCTTGGATTGTAGAAGTTCAACTCAATCGCATAGAAAAGCTTTACCTCTGGTTGAAGCAAAGCTGTCTTGATTGTCGAATTAATATTTCTTGGCATGATGCCCCCTTATTTTTTTGCAGGGGGTTTCTTGCGCTTGGCTTTTGTTTCTTCTGGCCCCGCGTTGCCCTGCACTTCAATGGCTGCGCCGCGTTCAATCATAGACTTAGCCAGTTTCTTTTGCCAAGGCTTATCTAAAGGCAGAACCTCGCCCACCATATATTTTCGGGCTTCGGTTCCTGATGCGTTGCTTTCACCAGCCACGCTATAAATCATTTGTACTTGCTTCATAGATCCACTCCTAGAAGGGTGAGGGGGGCGGGTGGACGCTCCCCTCGTTTGCTCTTTATGAAGTTGCGTGTTTCAGAACGCGCATAGCTTCGGCAAGAACCACTTTACCACCGACACGGCGGCGAGCGATATAACGGACAAGGCCCGTTGCCGCTTGGCTGTATGGGTCACGCAATACTGAAAGCGCAACACGATCAACGATCATATATCCGCGACGGAAGTCACCGATGAGAACAGATTTCGCGCCAGAAGCCGCATCTGCTACATCAGGGGCTTCCACATATGGGATACCGATGATTGTGTTTGGAGCGCCAGACTGACCAGAGAAACCAGTTTGGAAAATGTACTGGCCCGCTGTATCTTTCAGCTTACGGATAATGCCCAAAGTTGCGCGGTTAAACATCATTGTAGCGTTAGCCGCATACTCTGATTTCAAGCCGTGAACCAAGTCCATCAGGTTATCTGTAGAGATTGCCGCTGATGCTGCACCTGTGGCGGTGTGTGCAACGGTGTTCCCGTTTGTGATACCTGTTGGCTTGTTTGTGCCATTACCAGCAATGAACGCTGCGCCTTCGCCTTTAGCAAACTGCTCTGCGAACTCTTGGTTCATTTCAGCTTCCATGTCGAAAGCACTATCTTCAAGCAACATTGAAGAAATATCGACCAGAGCGTAAAGCTCATGGGTGGCGATAGTGTTCAAGGTTGTTGAATAACCAGTGGTTTCTGAGCGTGTGCCAGTTTCCGCTGTCCAAGCCGCCGCGAAATTTGCATCCTTTGTTGGGATCTCAATTTCTTTGGAAGTTGTTGAACGAACGCGAGCAACAGAACGAACTGGTGAGATTTCAGTTACGATCTTGATTAACTCAGCAACATATTCCTCTGGAGCCAAGTTACCCGCTGTGGCGGCTGTTCCAACAGTCAGCGCTTTGACTTCGTCGGCGTCTAAGCCTTCGTTGCCTTTACGCATGAAAGTATCCCAAGCCTTTACCGCCATATCAACGCCCTTGGTTTCAACGCCAGAGTTTGGACGCTTCAAGAGAGTTTCAATGCCGTCAAGTTTCTCAGCGAAACCTTCGGAAGCTTTTTCTTGCTGAACCAGCTTTTGGTTTACAGTTTCAAAGCGGTCAAGATCGGCTTCAATCTTTGACAATTTGGCTTCAACCAACGGATCGGCTTCGCCTTTCTTTTCGATTTCTGCAAGGCGCTGATCGTTTGTTGCTTTAAATTCTTCAAAAGCACCGTTCAGTCCTTCCAGATAAGTTTTGAGATTATCATCCATGACAATCAACCTTTCTGTTTAGGATTTAAGGATATTGGTTAAGCGGTCTAATTCGCTTACCAGTTCAGAAGGCATTTCCTGAGCGCCAGCATCCCGCTGTTCCAGTGCCTTTGCTACAGCCGAAGCTGCAACTTTCGCCTCGCTTCTGGAAAGTTCCGCTGCATCCCGCAGGACTTCTTCCCATTCACGGACTGTTCTGTCGCTCTTTACCGCTGAAACCCTAGCTTTGGGGTTCATGGGAAAGGTTACGGCAGAAATCTCCATAAGGTCTACTGATTTCAAATAACGGCGCTTGCCCTTATCGTCATAATCATAGCCCTTTGGTTCTACGCGGTAGCCAATAGACAAGCCATCAATCGCGCCCATTTTCATCAATTCATAAACTTCGCGGCCCCGCTGGGTTCCCATAGCCAAGCGGCCCTTTACCTTTAGGCCGCGACGATCCTCTATGATCTCATCAAAGACCCCGATAGGTTCATCTGCGCGGTGCTGGTAAAGCATCTTTACAGCCTTAGCGCCCTTGCGCCCGATAGACTTAGCGAAAGCGCCCTCGACCACAACATCATTTCCAAGGTCTTTGTTTCCAAAGATTGAGCCGTATCCGCTGAACTCGCCCTTATCGTCGCTATCATCCATTGCCTTGATGTCAAATTTCACATCAAGAGTTTCATCTTTGAACTCGATTTCATCACTCATTTCATTTTCCTTTGGTTCTGACTTGCCATAACTGGACAAGCAAACCGCTGCCCGTTGGGTTCTGCTTGGATATTCAGAGACGACTTTATCATCGCCCATACAGCGACCCATAAAATCTGCTTCTGTTTCGCCACTATTAGGCTTTGGTAACGGCATGGTGAGCGTCCTCACGTTTTCATTATTCGCAATCTATCATATTGTAGAAGTAATTTAAACCACCATTGAATAATGACCCCGCATCAAAGAACCACGCTCTCTCTGAGAGATGGTGATTTTATTTTCATTGGCTTCCTATCAATCACGGCGTCAGCTATTTTTTCGATTGGATAAAAACCCCAATCTTCGCCAAATCCTTCTGGCAATGCGCCGAAAAGATCCCGATATAAAGATACCCAATCCTCATCCTCTAATGCAGAATTTAACCTTATTTGGTATTGCTCATCACTTATCATCAAATTCATCCAATATTTCTTGAAATCTTTTTGTTGTGCGAGGGAAAAGCCTTTGGGCTTCCTTCCATGCTTCTGGTCTTGCATAAATCGCAAATAAATTTGCGAAAGTTTCACTGTATTTGCTCCCGTATCTTCTAAAGTAACTGACCCCATGACCGAAAACATAATGATTGTCTTGAAAATATCCCGATGTCATCGCATCAATAATGTCTGAAATTGCAGTTGCGCCATCAAATTTCCCCTCCACCGTAGTAACTAGATAGGTTCCGCTTCTCCTTTTCTTCATCTTTGTAACTTTTTTGAACAAAAATTCTTTGTATGCTGGCAGTTTTTCGTTAAAGCCTTCCGCTAAACGATGGCCTAAAATTCCATCAAAATCTGCGCCACGTTCCCCAAGCCCTAAATCAGCGCTATCTTCAATAAATGCTAATTGAAAATCCTTGTCCTGATGTGAGTAAAACCATTTATTGCGCCCCGTGAATGCCTTGCTTGCGAACATATGATCAAAATGGTGTCCATATTCATGTTCTAATACTTCTCCAGTAACCGCAGCGTCTAGCGTTTTGGACTGAGAGAAATATTTGCCTTTTCTATTTCTGATCTGGCTGGGCCTGTCATATTTTGCGAAAATTCTTTTTTGCTGATCATTAGTGAAATCGTTAATTTTATCGTCATATTCCTTCAATTTCTTTTTGCTTTTAACATTTGTGATCAAATCAGATATGGCTATTCTAGGCGCAAGGGGGATAACCGCCGCCACAGGTTCATCTGGAACGGCAAGCGCAGCGGGAGCAACAGGTTCAACTGGTATCTCCGCGCCGCCATCGTCAAATAGATCGTCCTCATCAGTGAAATAAACTGCCAAGCATCTGCAATTAATATTGTTTGAAGCCCCGCCCGATCCATCGTGAGGGTATTTCATTTCTATCTCAGCGCCCTTATCCCTGATGATGAAAGGCTCATCAATCCCGACCTCTTGACCGTTGGCCGCTGCATGGCTTGGCCGTGTTCTCGCATCACCCACAGAAACCCAGCGTTTCTTTTGGGCTGGCAAACCTAGCTCCCTAGTGGCTTCGTCAGTGGCGAAAGATGCCGCCGCATGGGTTTCTGTCCTAGCAATAGTTGCCGCCCTTGAGCGCCCGATTGTGCCGCCTGTGCGGTCAACGATAAGCTTGGCTGTCTTATCGACCCCTAGCGCCTCAGTTTCCCCCAACTCTATGGCCCTTAAAATGCCCCGTCTGGTTGTTGCTGCAACGCCTCTAACCTTTGACGCGCCTTCTCTTGCGTAATATTGAAAGATCAGGCTTTGAAATTGACTTTCTGCCTTCCTGTTCTCTGTCACACGGCTGGCAAACTTATCAATCACGCTTGTATATGTCGCCCGAAATACCGCCCCAAGCTCTGCCTCAAGATCGCTGGTGGCCGCTTCGATATTGCTACCGACCTCGTAAGCCTTTGCCGCTTGTCTGGCTGTCTTGAGGAAAAGGCTTTGGAGCTTTCGCGCCATGCTTTTCTCGTAACCCATTCTTAAACGGTTCACTTCCCTGATCTCTTTAGCGATTGAGAGGCGGGTTTTGCCCGCTTTTATGTATACTGGAAAAGCCATAAACCCTTATACCACGCTTAGTTTGTCAAAAAAAGATAATAGCTAAGTTATTGATTTTATTACATAATCCCAGGACCATTGACTTATTTGTAAATAATTTGTTGACATATATGGAGGCAGTTCCTATATTAACAATAGAAAAGGAGGAAAGAGATGGAAAAAGTTCTTCACGTTTATGACTATGTAATTGAAGGCGAATATGGCGTCATGATGGGCTATTACGAAGCTGAAAATCTTCTAGCCGCTTTAGCCATGCTTAAAGAAGATCATCCCAGAGACATTGGCGCAGATGGCGTTTGGCATCTGGAAGATGGAATAGAAATCGCAATAAATTGGTAGGGAGAAAAAAATGAAAGTTGGTCAAGCTGTCTGGATTAACATGGGAAGTTTCGCAGATGATCAAATGTGGGTCACCGGAACCATCACCAAGATCACGCCGAAGCGCATCAAGTGCATGAACGATGTGAGGGGGATAGAAGGATATTACGCACCCCACAAAGTAAAACCCGCAGCATAAAGGAGGAAAAAATGCACATTATGGGAGCAAAAAAAATTCAAGACTATTTGGACAAAGCTTTTAGCCTGATCCAAGAAGATGGAACTTTTGCCGCTAAGTCGCACAAGAAAGATGCGCTGGCATATGTCAGCGGGGCTTACAGGCTTTTGCTAAGAGCAAACGTCAAGTTTTCTTTAGATCACCTTTCACGCGAAGATTGCTGGGCCATTCCTTTTGATCTTCATCAAATCCGCGAAAAGCACATGCGCCTTTTCGATCTCGCGCTTCATGCCGACCTAGATAAGCTTGTGGCCCTTCGCGCTGAATTGAAAGAGATGGATGTCATCAAGCCAGCCCCCAAGAGCGACAGGATTGAAAAGAAGCACAAGGAGGTAACTAAAACGGTTCATGAAATGATCGAAAAGCGGATGGCCCAATATCATGAGGCAATCGAAATCGGGAGATTGTTCGGCGGGCTTCCAGTTAGCGCGACCCCCCATCTTGTCACAAACGAGCATGGCACGACCTTCACGCGCTGCTTCTATTACTTGGATGGAAAGATGACGCCGCTGGCTGTGATCATGGCCGCATCTGATGCCCTAGCAAGAGAAAAGGAAGAAGCCGTTTAAGGGAGGGGGGAAACCATCCCCCCAAACTTTTTTCATTTTTTTTGCTTTTTTTTGATTTATTTGTAAATAATTTGTTGACACCCCTGTGTGTAATTGCTAAAACAGTTACATAGAGAGAGGAAAACAAATGACCAACAAAGTAATCATCAAAGACGCCGAAGCCGCAGTAACCGCAATGGACGCACTTTCTTGCCTTTGCATGAGCGCCGCAGAAGGCAACTGGTTCCAAGCCGCTTTTGATTTCGTGTCATTTGCCATCGCTACAAAAAACGCCTTCACAGGCTAACAGGAAGGGGCTTCGGCCCCACCCACCAACCCAAGGAGAAAATTAGATGCACAAAAAAGCCGCCTATAAAATCATTCGCAAGATTGGTGCTGCACTTGGTCATTCTGAAATTCTGGTTGGTCTCGCAACTGTCAAACATTTGGAACTGGACAAAGCAGACCCAGAGATTGCGAAGGCTTACGAAATCGTCAACAGCGAAATCTGCTCTGAGATGTATCGGGGCTATATGCTGGAACTGCTAAGAAGAAAGGAGGAAGAAAAATGCTAGACCGGATCTTTGTTTGGCTTGAGACTTTGCCGCTGATCTACAAAGTCATCGTCATTCTAATAATCAACGCGGCAATAGTCGCACCCGCTCTCTTATAATTTCAACAGCCTATGGAGGCAAAAAAATGTCAAACTTTTCTAACAATTCAAATCATGGCCGCGTTGCCAAAATGTGCGACTATCTCGACCTGATCGAAAAATCAGCGTCCAGCAATAAGGCATCGCCTGATGAGGTTGCCGCCCTGTTGGCCCCCATCGTGCAGCGCCTTGGCAAACACGCACTCACGGGCGCTCCTGTGGCCCCTGTCGGCGCAGATCCCGCTGATGCTCCCGTCGGTGATCTGGCCTCCCGCGTTTACCCGCAAGGCAAGCCACACGCTTGGGTCACGATCAGAGAATGCGCTGAGAATGCCAGCCTCAAAGATCTCTCTGTCGCAATGGCTGTTTTCATGAACCGATATGAGGACGCGCTAGGCTCATAAAAAAAGTTGCCCGCAGTGTCACTTATTTGTAAATAAAGTATTGACATTGTGGGCATCAACCCCCATATAAGTTTTGTAAGGAGGAAAAAACAAATGAGACCCGAAGTGAAAAAGATCGAAATCGAAAAGTTAAACAAGGCGCAGCGCTCTAAAATGCGTCAGATCTGGGGCCAGCCGATTGATGTTATTTATGTTGATGACATCGGCGCAGGGTATCGCCAAATAAGGGTTCGCAACGAAGATTTGCTTTGGCTCTGTGTAGAGCTTGGCCCACGGGGCGCGGTTCATTCTAAACGCTACCATGACTATAAAAAAATAGCCTAAAGGAGGAAAAATAAATGGCATATGTAAACCAAGAAAAAAAGAAAGCGCTGGCTCCAGCCATCAAAGCCGTTCTGAAAAAGTACGACATGAAGGCAAGCATTGCGGTTCGCCATCACATGACTTTGATTGTCACGCTCAAGGAGGGGCCGATTGATTTCGCCATGAAGCACCCGCTTGACTATCAAGTCAACACTCACTGGATTGATGACCATTATGCAGATCACCCAGTTGCCCGCGATTTCTTGAAGGAGTTAAAGGCCGCAATGGAAGGACCGGAGTTCTTCAACCATGATGACAGCATGAGCGACTATTTCCATAGAAGCCATTATATCGACATCAACATCGGAAAATATGAGAAGCCTTATAAACTGGCCGCATAAATCAAACGGGGGAGAAATCCCCCACAACCTTGGAGGGTAAAAAATGCCACATTCAATTAAATTTCTTCTTTCTGACGAACAAGCCAAAAAGCGCTTAGCGCGTCTTGATGGCAAGGTAAGATCAGGCAGGGGTAACAAGTGCGTCATCCATGTGGAAGTTCCGCAGACCGCGCTTGGGTGGCCGCTTGACCACCGTAACATGATAGAGTTCGATGCTATCAGCCCAACCACCGCCATGAAGCTTGGGAAGCGCTGGCTCTCGCATCACGGCGCAAAAACTTTTGCTATTCGCCGCATCAGAGATGATGGATCTCTCTCCGCTCCTCTGGGTATTTATGACGCCATTGATTTTATGGAAGAAGGAGAGGTTTGGTGAAAATCAAAATTGAGCATACAGTTGAATTGAGCGGTGATGATCTTGCCGCTCTGAAAATCTACTTTAATGAAATCAAGCATGAGGGGGAAACCTTCCGCGAGTGGTTCAAAAGTAGCTTTGTGGCTTGCGGCCATTGCTTTATGGATGAGAAGGCCGCTGATTATGGAAGGTGGACGTTATGACAAATTGGAAGCAAGATGTTATTATCTTCGCGGTGATCGGTGCCGCGTCTGTGGGCTGGATCTTTGCTGTTAGCATGGGATGGGCATAATGAAAGTATCGGAGCAATTTATTCTGAGGGCCGAAAGGTTCTCAGATTACGTTAAGGCAATTATAGGATTGGGAGATTTGGATGATCCAGAATTTAAGATGCGAGTTTTGCCTATGGAAATGTTCAGCCCAGAAAACTCTAGGACGATTAATCTCATGAGAGGATTGGCCGCTTATAAATTTTTAGAACTTGAAGGCCAAGATAAAGAACTTGATGAGGCTTACAACTGCATTGAAGCATACATCATTGAAGAAGCTTCTTTAGGATTGGATTTCGCTCTTGAGGGCCGTGATGGTGAGCATTGGGCCATGATCTTAGCGGGTGGGGCCAGAGAATACGGGATCATCACAGAAGAAGAATACAAGCGCATCTTCACAGAAGATCCCCCAGAAGAAACCTGATCTACTTTTTATCTTTCGATTTCAAGGGATGCCCCTCTGGTAAAAGATCAGTGTCGAACTTTCCGCTTTTATACTTTCCCGTTCTCACAGCTTGCAAAAACACATTTACGCGAGCGTAAGCCCATTGATCCGCAGAATTGACGCTAGGACGCACAGAAGATGGGTTTGTGTTGTAAGCACCTACGCCCCTACGGAAAACCGCCTCCAGCATCCTCTGCGTGACCCTCTTGCCCTTCTTATCGCCATGTTCTTCGTTATGGTCTTTGACCTTTTCGGCTAAACCTTTTTTGACTGCCTCTGAGATTTTAATCGGCGCTTTTTCCTCAATTTGCAAATCTTCCATATATGCAGCCAACTCTTGAGCCTTATCACGTTCTTTATCTAACTCCTTGACCTTGCGAGCCGCCCAACTCTGGCCCTCATCACCGCCCCAGAGAAGCCATGCGACTAAGCCCGCGCTAGGCCATCCAGCCTCGCCCCTACGGAAGCCTTCCGCTCGCTTGTCTACCTCATGTCTGGAAAAGTAACTGTGCATTCTACGGACGGTTCTGGGGCTTAAACGCTCTTTTGATTTAAGCTGATTGGCCCGCGCAACACCAACTTGAGTTCCACCGCGCCCGTATTCTTTGCGAAGATTTAAACCGCGCTCCGCGTTCTTTGCCATAGCGTCAGTGGGGGTTGTGTTTACATCGCTCTCAGCTTTTCCCTCATCATCATCTTCTTTTCTGCGGTGACGCATATCTTCGGGGCTGGCATATCGGTCAAGATCCTTGGCTAATCGGTCATATTCTGCGTGAGTGTCGCAAGGCATAAAGACCGCTTCACCGTCAACTGTGTGCTGGTGAGTGCCAACGCATCCAATCTCAGAAGCCCGTGCTGATGCCTCCGCTCTGGTTGTGAAAGTGTCTTTGGCTACTTCACTCTTTTTTTTTATTTCGGTTTCGCCGTAGGCTTCTTTCCCAGCATCTTCTGGATCTTGTCCTTCATCTTCTGCGACTTCTGGTCCACCCAATGGGAATAGATTTGCAGCGATAAAGACTTCATCTCCCCCGCTGATGGGTTCAAGGCCCAATCTATCACGCGCTTCATTGCGTGAGATGATCCCATCCCTAACTGCCGCAGTAACATTTTCATAAACCCTACGCCTCCGCTCTGTCATGGCTGGGATGGCGTCAATATCATATGAAATTGAAATATCATCACCAAACGCTGGTGCGAGCCATTCGTTTAAGTCGCTTTCAATCCTGCGAGCCAATGGGATAATCGTTTCCTCATAAAGAGCCAGACGCGCCTCTTGTACATTCGCATAGGTTTGAGCATCTGGTATCCCGATCAACTGAGAAGGGACGCCGAAACAAAGTGCAATATCCTTTGCAGTCATGTTCGCTTGGCTCATGAAATCCATGTCTTTGGGAGACATGCCCATTTCTTTCCAATCAAAATCACCCTCAAGCAACATTGGACGCCCAGCATTGTTTACGCCCTTGAACCTATTTGCAAGATCGCTCTGTAACTGCTCACGCTGCCCGTCTGATAGCATCAAGCGATTTCCAGCATCGTCGGCGGGCTTGAAAACAATAGCGCCTGACGGACGCGCTCCGTTAGCCAGAAGCGCAATATTGTGCTTGGAAACCATATTGTTTTGATCAATCGAAATAGACGCCGCCGCCAAGGGAGAAAGCCCCTGATAATCGTCCAGAGGGTTCCACAGCTTAAAATGCTTTACCTCTGCGGCTCCTGTTACTGGATCGGCTGGGTAGGTTCTAACCACCTCTTGCCCAAGCTTGTATTTGTAAGACTTTGGGATTGCCGTGCTGCTAGGCTCTATTTCAATTCGATCTGGGCGTAGAATGTGCAACTCTCTAGGAGCGCCGTTTACATCTGATTGCAGAGCATAAGAGTTCCCAGACAAAAGCAAATATGAATAAAGGCTTTGAAAATACTCAACTCCCGCTTGGAGCGGGTTTGGCCTAGCAAGTAGCGAAATCAAGGGGTGAGCCTCAAGCTTTATATCGCCCTGATAAACACAGAAAGGGATTGAAGCTGCGCCGTTAGCGATCTCGTTTACGCAACGATAAACAATCGCGTTCTCTTTATAACCTTCTTGAGCAAATTGTTTGAAACTGTCTTTTTTCGTTCCGCTATATGTCGGCCCGCTAATATGAACTTGAGGCGCTTCTTTCCGCTCAAAAGACTGATTGCGCCCTAAGATCGCCGCTATATTGTCCAAAATACCCATCAGCTAATTCTCCAAACGGCTTGACCTGTTGATCTGCTTAACTCAGTTAAAGCCCAAACTAAAGCATCCAGACGATCAGGAGACTTTTTTGATAACGGGGTGTAACTGGTCATTTGATCCTCAAGCTCCCTAAACTCTCCGCAATGGGAAACTTTCCCTTGCTCATATAAAGCCGCTATTGGCTCTGCCCTCAATATCTTACCCCTCGACGCCCTGACGGGGGTATAGGGAACACTTCTGTCTATAGTTCTTATCACTTTTTCAACCAAATCGCCACCGTTGTTTACTTCTGCAACAATTCTATCAGCGTTCCAATGGTGATATGCCTCAACAACAGCCCTCGCCCAAGTGTCTGGTGATGCCCTTAAACTCAAATCATCCAAGATATAAAACTTATCGTCTGCCCTACCCGCAACTATTATCCCCGTTTCATCGCTGTTTTGACTTGCAGTAACCGCTGGGTCAATAGCAACAACAATTCTCGACATTTGAGGAATTTCCTTTGAACCCTGCGCCGACTTTATCATGGGATCTTTCCAAAGAGCGCCGTCAATATCTTTCATATAATCGCCCAGCCAAACATGATTATATTTTGAAATATTCTGAGCTTTTGCCCGCTCAGCCATTTCTTTGATGTTTTCGCTGCAAAAAGGATTGTCCAGATAATTTACATGAACCAAGCTTGCCTGATTGTTATTCTCAAAAAATTCTTCAACTGGATCGGTTTTTTTATACGGGTTCCAGCTAAACCAAATTTCTGAACCTTCTTTTCTTATTGTTGGATCTAAAAGCTCAATGGATCGGCTCGACAAAGATTGAGCTTCTTCGCACCAAGCAATATCAAAACCCTCAAGAGATTTCACGCTGTCGGAAGTGTGATCTTGCATCCCTTGAAAGATAATAATCCCCTCACCCATCAATGATCTAATTCTTGTTTGCTGAACCTCGAAGTAATGACCAAGGCCCATAGCAATTATTTTATCAGCCAAAAGTTGTTTTGAAGAAAACTCAAGGGATCTCTGAACTTCCCTGATGCAGATCGCCTTTGTATTGGGATCTTCGATCATCCGCTTTAACAAAATTTCAGCAAAGAAATGGGATTTTCCAGAGGCTCGCCCTCCCTTTGCCGCTTTGTATCTTGGGCTTCCCCTTGTGCCAGCGAACAATGGCCTCGACCAAGCTGGGAGCGCAAAGGAGATTTTTCCCTTTTCAATCGCTTGATGGCGGCTCAACGAAATAGCTTTCAACTGTTGTTATTACTGGTCCACCATTTGGCCCTGTGATCTCTGTATTTAGCTTGTCACGCTGCCCAAGATACTGCTTACCGAGCCAGACTAGCATGGTGGCGTTCCCATTCTCTGCGGCATCCCATTGCATTCTGCGAAGGGATTTGCACCCATCCGCATTTTCCTTTTTATAGAGGGCTTCAAAATTTTCTATGTCACGCTCTTTAAGTCTGCGGTTGAGAGTGGTGTCCGACATGCCAAGAACAGAGCAGATTTCGTCCTGTGTGCATTGGATCTTAATCATGCTGACAAGCTTCTCAAAGTCCTTATCTGAAAGGTCTTTTGATGGCCCTTTAGGCCCGCGCTTTTTCTTTTCCTGATCTTGGTTTTCTTGCTCTGACATTTTGATCACCAAAAATTGTAACTAATCTATTTATAGCACAAATTCTGAATGATGGAAGGCGAAGAAAAAGGCTCCCCTATCGCAGTGCGTATCCTAGCCAAGGGGAGCCAGTTTGTAAGGCTCAGGCGAATAAGTCCTCACACCCAACCATAACGAAATATTTTTATTTTCCAAACCAAAATTTTTTGCTCAAACTACATCAACGGCGACTTTTGATATTTTCAACAATATCTCCTCAAGCCTTTCCTTTTCGCGCCTTAGTTTTTCGTAATCTGCCCACAACCTACCAAACTTATCTCGGTCAAGATCTCTGCTTCGTCTTTCGCGCATCAAATAATCTGCGATTTCTTTGAAATTTTTCGCCCCATAAACGTCAGAATATTCGATTGAATTGATTTTGCCTTCTGAGGTAAAATTTACAAAGCAATCAACCCGACACAATCTAACATCCCTCCTAGCTCTCGTTATGCAGTCGTGCTTAGATTTTGACAAATAATCCTGATCGATTTCGTTTTGATAAATCCACAGTTTACTAATCCCCATTTCCGATATTTCATTATGCCGTGAAATAACGGCCACTCTGGCTTCATTGTCGTAAAGATACTTAATCATCGAGAGAACCCAAATTGCTTCATGATGCTATCAGCCGCTTTCCTTCTGGCCTCCCTATCCTCATCAGATATTTTGGGCCTATCCTCAGAGGCGCTGTAAGGATCTCTTATGGGGGGCAATCGTTTTATGCGCTCTCCTCTGGCCTTTATGATCATCGCCTTTATATGGCCCTCATGCGGCCTCCTGTTGGGCGTTTCTGAAAGATGTCTTTTGCAAGCAGCGTCGATCTCATCCATTTCATAATCTTCTAAAGCTTCGACCCAACCAGTATAAATTTCCTTGCGAATAACTGGGTCAAGATTTGCTTCATAGAAACGGGCCAACATTGATTTGCATTTGATTACGATAAGCGCCCTATGCTTTCTGCGCTCATCATTCGACATAACCGTGGTTTTTAAAGCTGGTAGCATTTAGAAGTTCCCCGCAATATCATTGACCATTCCCCGAAACTCGGCATCAACTTGCTTAGAATGATGTTCAAACTCATCACTCCACCGCTCATCTTTTAGCCATTTATTTGGGTGAGGAATATATTTCTTGTCTTTGCCCTCTACGCTTTGAGCATATTCCTTTGCCCCGTCCATGATCTCTTGGAGCTTATGCTTCTGACAAGCTTTTGAAAACTGTTCTTTTGCTACAGCTTTCTTGACCTTCCTTGGGTAAACTTTCCAAAAAGCTTCGAAGGCAATAGCCACAGAATACACTGGTTCTATTCCAAGGTTATTTATTACAAGGTTATGGTTGTCCAATTTTTTGACATCCCCATGTAAAGATTTTTGACATGGGTTGTCCAAATTTTTGACATGGGTGGGAGACGCTGAAAGATCAGTCAGTAACAACTCATAGGCATTAGCGGTCTTTGAGTTATTATTGCGAACCCTCAACGACTTTCTGATCAGACCCGCATCTTCCAAAGATTTAATATTGTTGATTATTGATTGCCGAGACATTTCGCATAGATCCGCAAGCCTCTTGTGGCTTGGAAAGCAATCACCTGTTTCGCCATTGTGGTGATCGGCCAGCCAATAAAGAACGATCTTAGCAGAGGGCTTTAAGCCTTTTTGCTCCATTGCGAGCGCTGTCATCTTATGAGACATTTTATCCTCCATTGATTTAATTGGAAGGATGCCCTACCTTGCGGCTAGGGTGTGACACATCCTTCCTCCATTTTTACTTGGCGCTGGTTTTTTAATCAGCGCCTTTTTTCTTTTATTTCAAAAAAACGCCGATGTCAACTTGAGCAAATGTGGAAAAATGAGTTTCAATTTTCCATTACTCTATATGTGGTACGTCAAGTTATGGATCTACATAGATCCATCTGGGTTATACTGTATGTAGAGAGATCTATTTTGTTTCATATATGTTCAAGAGACACCATAGCGTCTCAAGAGTTCTTGTGGAGATACATAACCTTATTCAAAAATGAATTACAAAAAATAAAATTAAAAAGGGGCTTGTATTTAAAAAAACAGGAATTAAATTGGTGATAATAAAAATGGAGAAAAAAATGTCACACCCCACCCCTGTCGCTATTAAAGCGGCCATTGCAGCCGCCATATTAGAAAATACGCTCGACCTGATGAAGAAAGCTGACGCTGATCAAATCAGTCACACGGAATATCTTGAAAGTTCTTTTCCTGTTTTCGCAGGAAGAATTATAGACGCAGCCATTGATAAGGCTTGCAAGCAGTATGACGCTGACGTTGCTGCCGATACATCGCCAATGATGACAGTGCAGTCATGAGAATGGACGCCAATGCCATCCGAATGGTTTCGGAAATCCTTGAGCCTTATTCTGAGGATTTAGATACATTCTGGGATACGCTTCACGGCGAAACAGATGTTTTGGATCTTGTCGGATCTGCTCTTGAAGATTTAAACGCCGCAGATGGTGATATTGAAAAGCTTTCTTACCTGATAAAAATTTACAGTGATCGTCGGGATATTGTGAAATATCGAAAAGACAGCATCAAGAGAGGTTTGCAGTCAATTCTTACCCTGACGGGCCAGAAGAAAATTCCTCACGCTCTAGCCACTGTGTCGCTGCGTGAGGGGTCAGAGCGGGTTATGATTACCGACCCCGAAGAAATCCCTTCCCAGCTTTGTAAGGTCACGAGAACGCCCGATAAAGCGGAAATAAAAAAACAACTTTTGGCTGGTGAAAAAATAGAGGGCGCAATCCTAGAAACTGGCCCATCAACCATTTCAGTGAGGATGAAATAATGAGCGAAGCAATAAAATCTTTAATCAAGGCACAAGATGAAATGGGAACGCCACACAAGGACAGTGTGAACCCTCATTTCAAAAATAAGTATGCGAGCCTTCAATCTGTTTTCAAGGCTGTAATGCCCGCCCTGCAAGCCAATGGCTTCGCTCTGGTGCAACGTGCTGGCAAAGATGATCTTGGTCATTTTGTTGAAACGTCTTTTCATCATGTCACGGGCCAGAGCTTTGAGAGCCGCGTTTATTTGATAATCGACAAAAACAATATGCAGGGTTTTGGAAGTGCCATGACCTACGCAAAGCGTTACGGGCTTCTGGGTCTGGCTGGGATAGAGCCTGATGAGGATGCGAGTGATGATGATGGCAACAAGGCATCAAACCCACCCGCGAAGAAGCCACAGGAAAAGCCCAACGCATCTCAAATTCGTGATGGGATGATTTCTTGGATCAAATCAAAAAATCCCGAATTGCTGCGGGATAAGGAGAATGAGCTTGAAAGCAAGATTTTTGCTTTGGAGCAAATGGACAAGCCAAAAGGCTTGGAGGTGCGTCAAGCACTTAAACTGGCGATAGGAGAATAAGCCATGAAAGAAGTAAATGTTCAAATCGAAAAAGGTATCCCAATGCCCGAAGCTAAAAGATCAGGGGCAATGGTCAAAATTCTTGAGAAAATGGAAGTTGGCGACAGCTTCATTGCAACGGATCAGGTAAAGTTTAATTCACTTTATCAAACTGCGCGGCGGCTAAATATGTCGGTTGCCAAGCGCGAAGTTGAAGGCGGTGAAGTCAGAATTTGGAGAACCCAATAAATGAGAAATATCACCATTGCGGGTAATGTTGGTCAAGACAGCACTATCCGACAGACCCAGACGGGTAAAAGTGTTCTTGGATTTTCAGTCGCGGTCAAAGCGGGCTGGGGTGAAAATGAACACACCATCTGGTTCAACTGTTCAATGTGGGGGGTGAGGGGGGAACGCCTCTCATCCTACATCAAAAAGGGAACTTCTGTTTGTGTTAGTGGGTCATTTGATACCCGCGAATATGAGGGGAAAACCTATATGGAAATTGAAGTTTCAGAAGTGACGCTTCAAGGGCAAGCCAAATCACAAGAAGGAGGGCAAAATAACAATCAAGGATCAGGGGTAAGCGGAAACTCTGATTACCAAGATGATGAAATTCATTTTTAGAAAATCATCACCCGCAAAAAAAATAACTCCGAAAGTGGATGGAAAAATGGATTTTGAAATTATAGACGAAATATTGCCAATCTCTGAAAGAAGAACAGGGTCAACGGTTAAGCTTCAAAGCGGGAAATCGCCAGCATTGACTTGCTACATAAGCGCACCCCTTTTGAAGCGAGCAAAGATAACTGTTGGTGATAGGCTTATATTTCAACTCGCAAAGCGCGTAGATGGTCAAGAGTTTTTGGTTTTAAGGGCCGCATCCGAAGGCTACGCTCTTTTAAGTACAAAAAGCAGTAAAAATTCCAACGATATGAAAGGCTCATATGGGCGAGGTTTGGTCAAAACAACTCAAGTAAAAGAGTGGATGATTGACCATTTTGCTGATCGTAGAAATTACGAAGATGATGAGGTTCAAGTTGGAACTGGCATTATTGGGTTTCCAATAAAAAAGAAACAATCATCTGGCCTATTTGGCGGCTAAATTAAGAAGGCGGCGGGGCTGTCTCGCCGCCAATAAATTGGAGGAATAAAAATGCCATACACTGATGAAAAAATTGGCTATCAAAATAATAATGCGAGCAAGGAAGCCGCGAGCTTTAACAGCAAAGGCAAAATCACCATTCGGGAACAGGTGTTGGAACTTTTCCGCGAGCGCAAAGAATTAAGTGCCGAGCAAGTTTCTGAAATCATGAACCGCGCAGAAATTTCAGTAAAGCCTAGAATAACGGAACTCAAAAACTCTGGCTTTATTGCTGACAGCGGAAAGAAAGTGATTGGCAAATGGGGAACTTCCATCACCATCTGGAAGATCGTCAAAGAAAAATAATGGCAAGCGAAAAACCCAAGATAACCGTTGTTTTAAAGGATGGGCAATTTCAGCCCGTAACGTCTTATGACGCGCAGCGGTTATCAGAATTTCCAAACAATCAAATTTTTGATCTTGCAGAAGTTTCTCAAAGATCACCAGAGCATCACAAACTTTATTGGTCAATCCTTGGGGCTGTCGTTCGATCAACAGGCAAGTGGGCAACCTCTGATCACTTACACAAAGAATTGAAAATGATCTGCGGCTATCACCAGCGGATCATTAGCGAAATCACAGGAGCGATTTTTTACGTTCCTGACAGCATCGCTATGTCAAAAATGAACCAGCAAGATTTCAATGTTTATTTTGAAACCGCTATGATGAAACTAGCCGAGGCAATCGGCCAAGATCCAATGGAGCTTTTAAAATGAGTGATATTCCCAGAGCGCGACAAATATTGGAGCATCTTCTTGATGAAATGGCAACTGGGAGATCTGATCGGATGTTTGTCCGAGCGTCAGTTCAAGCCGCTTTGCGCCACATGGTTAGAAAAAAACACAAAGCGCAAAAAGCAAATGCAACCGCAAACCCAATCACCGCAGAAATAAGAGACAAAGTTTTGCGTTCCCATATGCAAGACCCTTCGATCAGCACAAGAGCGTTGGCCCAGAAATACAACATCAATCAAGGTAGAATTTCTGAAATCATCGCTGGAGATTACGATTTTTTGGTAAATAAAAAATGACCCGCCAGATTTTTAGAAGCTTGCATGAGCCATGCCGCAAGTGTGGTGCGGCTCCAAAAGAAAACTGCAAACACAGCAATTCAAAGGAAAATGATGCCAAACCTAATGAACAAGCCCCCGATGGGTTTGAAGAAGCCAAAGATTAAAAAAGACATTGGTTTTTTGATGTGGATCAGGGAGCAAAAATGTTGCGTCTGTGAGCGCTTCGGAGAGGTGCAGCAAAGCCCAACCCAAGCTCACCACCCAATTCATGACAGGTTTGGAACTCATAAAGTTGCGGATACAAGGTCAATTCCACTTTGCGAGGGCCACCATCAAGGAATGTTTGATACAAGCAAAATAGCGCTGCACAGGGAGCCAAAGCTTTGGCGTGAAACCTATGGCCCCGATTGGTCTTACTCTACCCCTGATCCCACTGGATTTTAACTCTGGTGTGCGGTTCCTGATCGACATCAACATATCGCTTGAACGCTGAAACGTGCCAAACCTGATGATCGTCGTGCCAGACAATTCCATTGCAGCCATCTAAAATAGACTTGATAAGATTATCCACATCGACCCGCTTGGGGATTTGAACGCCCGCCTGACACTCAAGAACCTGTTTTTTGCTGTAAGACTTTGGGATTTCAAAGCATGATGTCAGGATGACGCTCATGCGCCGCTCTGATGGTTTTAGCCTTTGCTTTGCCATCTCAGCCCAAGCTGAATTTCGCACCCTCGTTTCGTATTCTTTTGTTTTTGCTGGGGTATAAACGCGCCCTGTTTTCGTGAACCTTGGGCGACCTTTGCCAACTGGGTTTCCAGAAACAACAAATTCACATATTTTTATGGTCATAGAAATCCCATTTTTGTTTTGAAAAACATAGCGATAGAAAATTATCTGTCAACTTGTGCAATTATTTGTCAGTAGATTGTTGACATATGGCGTCCAAATCCCTAAATATAATTTTGAAGGAGGAAGAAATGATCAAGCTTAAAAAGATAGCAGCGGCCCAGTGGAACGGAAACGGCCTTGGCAATGCGGCGGCTGATTGGTGTGTTGTTGGGAACGAAAACATCGTGATCGAAAAGTTAAGCATGTATTGGATCGCCCGCGACACCTCAAACGGAATGGATCGCCGCATCGCTCGCGGATATAGCCGCAAAGATCTTTTGGAAATTCTGGAAACAAAAATTTAAAAAGGAGGAAGATATGACTGCCATTATAGAAGCTGCCGAAATTGCAAAAGAAGCCCGTACAGTTGCGAAGCTCAAAGCTAAAAAAATGTTCTTCGTAAAGTTTGAGATGTGGCGTCCTGATCGTCTGGATAATGTGTCGGATTTTGTAATTGGCTTTACGATGAAAGAGGCACACAGCCGCATGGCTCGCCGCTCTAAATCTTACGGTGGAGATTACAAGGTAATCAAAATCACCGAGACAAACGAATATGATCTTTGCAACTAAAGTTAAACAGTTGTAAATAAGTTGTTGACGGCATGTTCTTATTAGCGTAAAAGATAATTATACAAAGAAAAAAGGAGGAAACCAAATGCCAAGCCTAAACCCAAGATATGAAACCAAGTGGGAAAAAGCCCGCAGAATGTTCAACGCTAAAATGAAAGACTTTGGCGGCAACGGATCAAAGGCCATTGAATTTTTCTCTGGTGAAGCTCTGAGGTATCAAAGTCTTGCCAAAGAGCATCCAGCCAGCGTTGCGGGCCACCGCGCACGTTACGCGCACAATGCTGCGACTTACGGCATCAACTTGGCCTTTGGAACAGACTTAGCCAAATCATAATTTAAAAATCAAGGACAGGTAAGTGGCAAAAACAGCGTTTACCTGTCCTAATAAACTGGAGGTAAAAATGTCAGCTACAGCAATTAACCACACTTGGGTCAATCTCAGCTATCGCTCTTGGGAAATAGACGTTCTAGTTTGCGAGGAAGAAAACGACCCAACCCCTCGCCTATGGCACGGAACCCGCGCTCAAAAGCTTTCAGAGCGATTGACCCGCGAATTAATGGAAGATTTCGGAGAAGATTTCTTCTGGGAAAAATTAGATCAAGCTTCATAAGGGATATAATCATGGCACGGAAAACTTGGAAAAAATTAATTGAAAATCAAAAGGCAGAACGGATAGCCCTTGTGCGGGGCGTTGCAAGTTCTGGCCTTCCACTTTCAGAAGCGGCAAGGGATCTTGGAATAACTCGGCAGCAACTTTTTTCTTTTGCAAAAGAGAACGCTATTGTTTTTGAAAAATCACCCCCGAAGGAAGATGTTGAGGTGATCGAATGATAACCGCAGCAACTTGTCTCGCAATGGCGATTTATTACGAAACCCGCAATGAAACCCACCCTGATGCTGGCCTAGCTGTCGCAGAAGTCATCCTTAACCGCGTTGAGGATAAAAGATGGCCCGATAATATTTGCGCCGTTGTGAAGCAAGATAAGGGGCCAAAGGCTCATGATTGCCAGTTTTCCTTCTACTGTGATGGGAAGCCAGAGCGGCCGAAGCACAAAGAAGCATGGCAGAGAGCGCAAGAGAGCGCCTCACAGGCTCTTAAAGGAGATTTGCTTGGTCATGGGGCGCTATACTATCACGCTGATTATGCGCGGCCCGTATGGCGTCACAAGCTGGACATGCTTGGTAAGGTTGGAACCCATATTTTTTACAAAGATCCAGAGGTATCAGTCTAATGGCAATCACTTTGAAAATTGTAGATAACCCAGATGGAAAACTTTCCTTTTTCCGAGACATTAAAGAGGGTCAAAGCTCAATTAACAGGACATCGGTTTCTTGGTCTGATTGTGGCCCTCGCTCTTATGACGCAAACCTTACAATTCACCAAGATCATTGCGGCAGTATGGGGGAGGAAATGTTGATAGATATGCGAGGTCAAATTTGCCACGACATTGTTGGCACAATCGTTTCGGAATGTAGCTATGAGCTTCTGGACGCAATCAAAGCTATCGTTGAAATTGAAGTGGAAAAACGGAGGAGCGGGAGATAATGCAACCTAATTCGTTAGAAACTTGGCCCGAAATCAAAGCGAGGCACCAGAGGGAGAAAATACAACTGGTGCAATCTCTTTCAGAAAATTACACTTACGCACAAGCGGCAAAGATACTTGATTGGGAGGCGAAGGCGCTTGTAAGATTTTCCCATGAACACAAAATAAATTTTGATCTTAGTCAGAAGGGGGGATATTATGAAGGATCTTACACCAGCGGATCGCGCACATTTGGATTTTCTAAATCGTCAAGTAGATCGTCTACAAGATGAAAGCTTTCGATTAGATCCTCATCCAAACGTCAAGCAAGACTTGGATCGGGCAAGGCGCGAGCTAAAATCTTTTACTTTATCACTACAGAAAGAAGGGAAAAATATTTATGGATGAAAACCTGATCGCCGCCAAAATGAAAGAGATGGCAAAGTCAGATATGAAATACGTCAAGGCCAAAGGTTCTTTGGGAGACAATCCATCTTGGGGCAAAAGCCAAGACTTTGTGGCAAAGCAAAAGCACGGAGGGCGGCGAGGGAGGCCAGATGGATATAAAACAAAAATCAACAAGCTTTTAGATAAAGATATGACCACCGATGAAATTGTGGCAATATTGGAATGTAGCCGTAATATTGTTAATCAATATCGCAGAAAGCGGAAACTGGAACAGAACGCCGCGTCCTCCCATGCGGCGTAGATGAGGGGTTTGATGGTTCCCCTCTCCCCCGTCACTTGACCCAATCTAGTGGCGGGGTTTTTTTTGTATTGCCATTCAAAATAAAATAATCCATGATTGTTTCAACCGAGGGGTTTGGTCACTCCAAGGCTGCTAGATATTGTAATTTCCTTTTAAATTTCGGGTGTGGTCACCTTGTTCAGCTAGTTACCGAAAGCCCTCTCAGAGAAATCTGGGGGGGTTTTTTCGTGGGGCCAGCAAGAACATCACACTCTGTCACAGGGTTTCCTATGTGCCAGCCCCGAATTGCTTTATTTCACGCTTAACCAATCGCGTAAATATCATTTTCTTCGGTCCAAGTTAAATAATTTTCTTGACGCAATATTTCGCTTATAGCCAGATCATCCGTCAACCTGTGTTCAACCTTGATGGATCGAGGCCGCACATTAAAGCTAAAACTCTTGAGAATGTTTAGCTCATGACCTTCTGTATCAATCTTTAAAAAATCAATTTCGGAGACTGTGTGATAATCAATGATCGTATCAAGGGTTCTGCCTTGCACAAAAACTGGAGGCTTGAAATTGTTTTCGTTCTTTGGATCATCGCAAAGCCTAGCGCCTAAATGATTTGGGCTTACTATATGGGAAATCCCCTTCGCCCAACCCCAACCAGCCGCAAGCGCAATCTCAACCTCGCCATCATGATCTGTCACCGCGCAATTCATGCAATGAACATTAGTCCCCACAAACATCTTTTTGACATCAGGAAAAATCTCATGATTTGCTTCGCATACGATCCCGCCCCAGCCGTTTTTGGCTAGAGGCAAACAGGTATCAAAATCACAAGACCCAATCTCAACGAAAAATGGCACTAAGTCAGCCAGCCATAAATTTTATTTGTTTGGTCCATGCGATCTTGAAGGCCATGATACCCACCGTTTACGCGCTTGGTAATCTTTTCAATCGTGTCGGTATCGACGCCCTCATCTGCGATTTTAAAAAGTTTATTTTTCTCAAAGAACCAATAAGCAGTTTCAAACGCATAGTCGGTTTCAATCAAAGACGGATCTGTCATGACCTCTGGGAGCCTCATGTCAGAAGCGAATGAACGATAGTTATCTTTGCCCGTAAGCTGCAAAAATCCTCGCCCGATGAAAACACTCCCTTCGTTTTCTCCATTTCCCATTCTGTTGCTGTAAACCTTATCTGCTAGTGCTTTTGGGTTTCTTGCATAAGGCTCGGCATCAGACACGGTCTTGAAACGCGTAGGCCAAACCTTTCTAATCCTATCGGGAGAGCTATAGTAGAGGCTTTCGCAAACGCGAGTAAATCCACCACTCTCATGAGATGCTTGACCCAGTAGATGCGCTGAGCGCTCCGCCGAGAGGCTAAAGTGCTTTGTAATGGCCCTTGCGGTATTGGGGCCAAAAGAGCCGTCTGTTGCGGCTCCTATGCGCTCCTGCAGCTTTTGCATGGCTAAGGTCATTTTAATTCTCCTGTGCGGGCTTCGTTCCAAATGTTCTGACGTAAGTCAAATCTTCGCTGTAAGCCTCTGCCCATTTATTCTCTGTGAAGGTTGCAAAGGTTATGAGCGCTTGATTGTCAGCCTCAAGCGTAAGAACGACCTCATCCAGAATGGCTAATTTCTCAACCAGAACGTCAATCTTGTGGGATTGCTCTGCGAAATACCAAGTTCCAGCGATAACTTGAGCGACCATTGCAGCGACAAGCGCCAAGGGAACCTTTACATCTGCCATTTTTATTTCCTAAAAAACTTCGTTGCAGATCGCACGGCGAAGCTACTCGCTACGATCACGCCCAAAGTGTATTGATACCACTCTGGCATTTTCTCCAATGCAGCGAAACCATCAGCGACAGCGCTGCGCCCCCACTCTCCAGTAAAACATAAAATCAGGGGCAAAGAAAAAAGCAAAACAAGATATTCGTCTTTCCATGAGTTTTGGGTTCCCTGCGCCATGATGCGCTCCCAATCCGCAACGCTTGTCTTTTCGCTGAGAAGTATCTTGGATTTGGTTTCTGCCTCAGTGAGCTTCAACTTTGCTTCCGCTGCGGTCTTATCCGCTTTGCCCTGCAACCAGCTACCCGCGAGGTTTGCTATTGGGCCTATGAATGCTTGTATCATTTTTCTGAACTAAGCCACACTGCTATCGTGCCAGTCATAGCGCCACTGACAACTGAAATCATTGCAGATTGTTGCGTACTTAAATCTTCGAGGCTCATTCCCCAATTTATTACCTTGATATACATTACCATCATGACGAACATCATAATGCGGGGCATCAGGCGATATTGAAGGATCTTTTCAAACGTGTTTGCCATGTCAAACCTCTATGTTTAGCTTAGTTCCCTGCGGTCTATCCGCTGTAGTCTTTCGCCCAAATCTATCATAACTTTGCTGCAAGTCCAATGTTTGCTTTGCTAACGCCTCTAAATGACTGTGATTGGCCCTGTGTTCTTTTTCCACCCGTTGCTCTGCCAAATGTGTTTCGATAGCCTCACGCGCCCTCGTTTGCTCATGAATGTGTGACCCAACATTGAAGGGCATAGAGCCTATTCCACTTAAACCATCTGCCATTTTTAACCCCTTTGGCCCCTTTGGCCCCTTTAAAGGTCCAGTTGGACCTGTTGGCCCCGTTTGTTGGACCCTTTGGCCCTATTTTCCCCTTTAAAGGTCCAGTTGGACCTTTTGGCCCCTTTGGCCCCTTTGGGCCTGTTTGTTGGACCTTTTGGCCCCTTTGGGCCTTTTTTCTGGTCCAGTTGTACCTGTTGGACCTGTTAAACCCTTTGGGCCTATTTATCAGCCCAGTTGGACCCTTTGGGCCTGTTGGGCCTATTTGTCGGCCCCCTTTGCCCCCTTTGCCCTCTTTGGTCCCCTTGTCAGCCCTATTGGACCCGTTGGACCCGTTGGACCCTTTATCGCTCCTGTTGGACCCTAAATTCGCCCCTGCTTTGCCAGAATGATCACAATCGTTATTCCAAGCATAATCGTCACAATGATAGTTGCACCGCCATAAATAACGATGCGCTCAACCATCTTTGCCTTTCGTTTTCTCTCCGCTTCTGCTTTTGCCTTACGATCCTTCCTTGCTTGCACCCGTATAGCTTGCAATTCACCCCATGCGCTAAAACCTCTGGTTGCAATTACGATCTGACGAAGCTCCTCCTCGGCGTCCTTGGCCCTCTGCAAATTGACAAAGGTTTCCATAGCGTTTTCATCTGAACCAGAAAAAAGGCTGTTCTTCTTTTTTTCATGCGCTGCGCGTAAATCATCTACGCCATCAAAGAACTCTCCGATTTGTTTGGTTACGTTGACCAGTTCCTTGCCCGCTGCCACCGCAGATTTTACGGCCGCGAGCGCTGTAAATGGATCAATCATGTATCACGCCCCACAATTACATACCGAGGGCAATCTGCCTCTGGGATTATTCTTATGACCTTTGGGTAATGGTAATAAAACGAAGGCGGCGGGCATCCATAACGACACGCCTTGAACATCACCCCAAAGGGATACATTCCAAAAGCGATTGAAGTTAGGGCGCAAATCATGCCCCCACCATATCACATTTTATTTGCGGGCTAAATTCTGAACGTCGCGTCTAAGCTCTTTTTGCTCATCGCGCATTTCTTTGAGAAGATATTTGATGTCATCATAGCGAGCCTCAAGAACAGCGATCTTTTTTTGGTTGGTAAATACAAACCTTAAAATCGCGCCCAATGCGGCAACAATAGCTATGCCAGCGGCAACAGCGGGAGAAAGTATTGCGTCACTCAATTTCATAAGGCCTCCGTACAGCTAAATGAGAAGCCGTACTTGCTAACATGATCTGCATCCCACCCCAGATCGTTACTATCCATTCTCATTACCGCCGTTGTACCAGATATTGAGGCAGATGTAGACCCGCTAATTGCTACTTTTAACGATGGCTCGATTGTAGCGGTTCCCGTTCCTGACATATCTGCAACAATCATATGAAGCTGAGATGTGGCGCTGGTTCCAAACTGCACATAATCGCCAGCCTTCAAAGTGCCGTTAAGGGTCAGGGGAATAGTAGTGTCTCCGATTGCATGGGTTCCGCTTGTAACCGATACCGTTGTGGCTGTGCCAATATTTGACTGCCCGTCAGGATCGCCCATCAAAAACGTATTGGCCCGCCCGCGCAGCTTCAAAAAGAAGGCTTGCCATGCGCCCGCCTGAGAGCGCTTCATAGGGGGCAAAGTAACAGTTGCTTGCCAACATGCCATTGAATACTCATAGACCTGCTCATGGCCGCTAAATGGGCTTCTGCTTTGCGCCACGGCCCGCTTGATCGACCAAGTGGACGCTGAGAACGCTGGGGTGCTGGGCATTGTGATAAGTGCCATTACGAAAGAACCTGTCCAAATGAGCCGCCGCGCCGTTTTCCATCCGCGACCGCCGCCAGTGTATCCTGTTTTATGACTGGCAGCAACGAAAGCATTTCAGCGCGAACCGTTTGAGATACCCCAGTTTCAACATTGATAGTTTGATTGACTACCGTAGCGCCGCCCTTCATGGCGTTTCTGGTATCGTGGGCGTTTTTAATTGTTCCTGATGAGGCTGGAATAATAAGCTCTGGGCCGCGCTCTCCTACAAGATAGGGTCTGCCCCTAGACATTGCACCGCCGCCCGCAGAGGCTTGTGGTACAGCGCCCCCAAAGGCATCACCAGCCCCCGCCTTAAAACCCGATCCATCGTAACGCAAGGGAACACCAAGCGCCCTCAAGATTGCATTAACAATTAAAAGCTTGATAGCTTGAGCCAGCATTTGCTTCACAAAATCTTTGAACATATTTTCAAAATCTTGCAGTGAAACCTTCGCGCCCATTGCCATATCTGCGAAAGCATTTGACACGCCATCCGCAAGACCAATAGCCCCGCTTTCGAAGCTTTCAAACATAGGGTTTAGCCTCAACGTCTCAAGTCCAAGAAGGGCATTTGCTGCGGCTAATTCATCTGCGCTTATTGCACCCGCCGCCCTAGCCTCATTGAGAGCCTCTTGGCTTTGTGTAAGGTTGTAATCCGCGTCAACCTGTTGCTGAACAAAAGCAAGGCCCGCATCTATTCTTGCTTGTTTGTTTGCTGCATATTCTTCTTCGGCCTTGTTTTGCTGTTCAAGCTTTCTAACATTAAGATCTCTTTGCGCTATGGTCAAAGCCATCATATCAAGCTCGGCAGCATCAAGATCAGGAAATTGCTTCTTTAATTCTAAATGAGCGCGTTCCGTCCTTAAATCAAATTCGCGCTGTTCATTTTTTGTTTCAATCGCCCTCGCAAGGTCTCTTTCCATATTTATATTAAGGTTAAATTCTTTTCTAAGTTCTTTAAGCTCGCCCCGCTGCTTTACCATAGCATCCAAAACTTCTTGGTCTGTGCGAAGCTTTGGCGGCGTAGGTGTAAGATCGGGAGCGGTGACTGGGCCAGAGCTTGCTCCTTCTGATAATTTCTTGGCCTTTTCTGACGCAGCGTTTAATTCATCAATAGAGGCCCGCAACTCATCTCTTTCGCCCCTTAGCCTGTTAAGTGCTTCACGCGCCTCATCAACGCCCCCATAGCTATCAAGCAAATTCGCCATTTGCCCTTGGATACCATCAGAACCCAGACGGCCCTGCATAGCCTCCATGACGGTAAAAGCCTCGTTTAGCTTTGAAATCTCTTTATTAACCACCCTCAATTTTTGCGCTGGCTCTACGGTAAAAATACCCATAGCTATACCCGCGTCTAAAATGGCTTGCGTAACCTCCCTAAACACACCAACTAAACTGAGCGCCATAGGCATAAGTTCTTCGCCTATTTCCTTGGCTAAAAGTTGAGCGTCAGCCTGTGCAGCTTTCATTTGGTTTGCAAAACTTGCTGCGGTATTGGCCGCATCCCCATGAGCGTCACTCGTTCCCGCCATTATAAGGTTTAATCTAGCTTGAACCTTTTCAGCGTTTGAAACATCTTTGGCGGCTTTGGTTATACCCATCCGCATAAGTTCTTGCTTTAAGGTTGCTTCTGTAATGACAATCCCAAAGCGCCTAACCGTCTCATGGTTCCCAACCAAAGCGCTCTGGAACGCTTCCATTGTTTCCGTATCGCTTGCATTGTTGAATGACGCAACGTCAACAGCCAGCTTTGTAAGCTCAACAGAAAGCTTTGCAGCCTCGCCTCTTGCAAAGCCCATTGGAACAAAAGTGTCTTGAATGCTTGAGGCCATTCCCTCAAGTTCAAAAACAGACCTTCCTACGCTTTGACCAAAATCATCAAGCGCCGAAACTACATCATCCCTAAAAGCACCAAAAACAACCTTTGACTTTGATTGCATTTCACCAACATCACTGGCGAAATTTATTGCGGCCATACCCGCCCTACCAAGTTGAGCAACCACAACGCCACTAGCTAGAGCAGTGATGCCCCTGCCCAAAGTCTTGAAGGCGCTGCCCATCTTGTTTGTTGATCTGTCAACGTCTCTTTGAACCTTATCCAAAGACCGCTTTAAATCAGACATATCCGCTTCAATGCGGACTAGAAGGGTATCAACTGTTGTAGCCATTAATCTGGATACCTTTCCATTAAGTCCTCTAGCTCATCCCTATGAAGGGGCGGCGGCGCTCCCCCAGAATTGAACTCTGCAAAACCTTCTAAAGCAGCATAGAACTCAACAAGGCTCATGTTCCAAAAATCATCTGGCCTCATCTGCATTTTCCCCAGACCGATTTGCATGAAATCAGCCCAAGGGAAATTCTCTACGCTGCTCCCGCCGTTGCTTCGTTTCCCTCGTCTTGCCCCGCGTTAAGGGCAGAGGCTAATACCTCACCACAAACCCGCATTGCATCAGCCAGCCCAGCATCCCAGACCGCCCTTTGAATATCCTTCATGGAGACATCATTGCCGCCACCCTTCACAATCGGATGAATTATGCCGCAAATTTCTGTTGTGGTAAGATCGCCCTCAGTGAGCTTTCCTAGAATTTTGATAATTCCGTATCCACAAAATGCCTCAATCCTCGCCAGCCCGTCCATTGTCACCCTTGAGTTCCAAGTTTTTTCGCCCAGCGTTATGAGCATTTCCCCGCGATTTGGGTTTGTCATGTTTCACTTCCTTTCCACCTATTAGAAGTTGTTCTCCGCGATCTAATACATCGGTCACGGTTTCTGCAATATATGATTTCCCCCCAGCCTTGAAATGTCCACCCACCTCAAGGCCACAGGAGAAAGCTACTGCAAATTCGTTTTGAGAGTTTGATTTGGCCCAGCCAGAAATGGTTGAGCCATCAACCTCTATTTCAACACTGAGCCAACTCATTTTTAAGCCGCCGTAAACGCGAAGGTTCCAGCGCTCTCAAGGGTTAATGAATATGTGATTTCGCCGTTATACTCACCCGCATATTCAAGCGTGGCAATCATCATTGGGCCAGCGAATGTTCCGAAGTCTGTAATGATCACATCAAAATCAACGAATGTTCCCGCTGTTCTTTGAGCGTCAAAAGCTGTGCGAACCGCCGCCTCTGATGCAGCATCTGTGAAAACACCCGATCCAGAAACGCTGAACGACTGAACGCCGCCGCCAGCCAAAAGCTGTCTCAAGCCAGAGCTATCTTTGGTTGTTACATCAACCGCTTCATCGTTCATTGAAATTGAGGTTGAGCGCAATCCAGCAACAGTTGTTGCCGTGCCGCTAATATCAACCTTTAATAGCATTGCGGAGCCTTTTTGTGCCGCCATGTTCTTTCTCCTTAGTTATCAAACACAATGGCGCGAAATCTCATGACCCCATGCCGCGTTATTCCATCAGGTTCTTCAAGGGTTGTGGCGAACTCTTGCCGTATGTTTACCAGTGAAGCACCTGACACAGTTATAGCAGCATTATGAAGGTTTTGGTAGACCTGTTGCATAATGTGCTTTATTTCATATCTGCCCCGATATTCAGACCAAACATGAATGGTTAGTGTATGCTCCACCGCATCCACGGTTTTCGTGCCATCATTGATGGCGGTTTCTTCTCCAATATTGATATATGGCGCAGAAGTTCCCTCTGGAATATCATCATATACTGGTACGTCTGCAACGCTGGCCCCAGATATGGTTGCATCGTTTAGCTTTGCGTATATCGCTTTTTGTAGGTTCCATGAGTGTAACGCCATTTAAACGCCCCTTGACCGCAAACGTGCAAACATTCTTCTGATCTTCGGCCTGTTTTCCTCAAGTGCTGGTTGAAGGTATGGCCTAGCGCCCATCTTGCTTGTGCCAAACTCAAGGAAGCCAGAGTAATCTGCGCGACTTTCAACAGCGCCGCCAAATTTATCCGCATCTAAAACCATAAAAATATTGTTTGCGAGAAATCCAGTATCAGAGTTTGGAGGATTACCAGCAACGGAGGCGGTGTGCTTACCATAAGTTCTACCCTTGCTTTGGTGTTGCTGTATGCTTATTTTCGCGGTGTTCATGGTATCTTGGACGCCAGACGCTATAATGTTTTTAACAACCGAAGCGTATTTGGCCTCGACCTTAGCATATTTTGGCGCTCTCGTTACCCTCGTCTTAATGCTTGTCATGAGGCCACCCCTTCCTCACAATCAAGATCAAGGAACTTAAACCTATTGTCCACATTCAAAACCCCATTGATCGTGAAGGTTCTTGTGGTTTGAACGCCGTTGCGGCGGTATGTTTGAACCAAGCGATTGGCAGTTGTTAAATCTGTTCTGTACCGAACGCGCACCGTGCTTCGAAGGGCATCCCTAAGC